CGCGCTCGGGTCTCTGGTTTAATGACCGCTTGCGCGTGAATTTGCTCGCCTGCTGCTTCCCCTCTGGGAATTCGATTCGATGGATCACGGCGCTTGCCAGTCGAGCGCTTTCTTCGTCGGGCGCGTGAAGGTAGGAAGGGAGCGTTTCCGTGATTTCCTCCTCTTCTCTGTTTTTCAATCCGTCCACCTTGCGCTTTTTATGCGTCAAATTAGTGAATTGAATATGCGTTTTTACTGTGTTTGATTTAGTGCCTTTCATAGGGTTAAAGACTAAGGTTTATCTCTCACTTTATCAAGATCAAAAGATCATTATTCGATCACTTTCTCTCTATTATTAAGGGAATAACCCGTAAGAGATTCGACTCTTTCACTCTCTTTCATTCAATAATTTTTCTCTATAGATAGGGGAATAACCCGTAAGAGATTCTCGGTCTAGCAACGTCTAACAATGCAATCTTACAAGCAAACAATAAACATACTTATACATAATTATGTTTATGCGGTCGTCCGTTGTAATTAGGTGATCCTTTGATAAAACTAACCATGTTATTTTTATGCAGAGGAAGCTAAAGGGGAAGGCTGAAATCTAAAGGAGGATCGGCCATCGGCGATCTGATTCAGCTTTCAGCTTTCAGGTTTCATCCCTTATCGAATTCATCGGTTCGGTTGACTCCTGCCGTGTGGGTATGGCGAGCAACGAATGGATGGAAATCTACCGGTCTTACTCCGGGATTGAGTTGGCGAATGAAATAACTCTGCTGAAGAAGCAGGCCACGCTCTACACCGCCCAGACGCTCGGGGACAAGTCGCACACCAAGGATCTCCAACTCGTCACGAACCGCCTCCACGCCGCCACGCGCGTTCGCAATGAGGTTCGCTTCCGGGGTGCTCCTAATTTCGCCGCCCCTGATTTCAGCAACGGCATCGGTTGAGGCATCCGACCCCTTTTTGAGCTTATGAACTTCTTAGACCGCGCCATCGCTGCCGTTAATCCAGAAGCCGGTTTTCGCCGGGCGGCCTATCGGGAGCGCATGAAAATGTTCAGCTATGACGCCGCTTCTCCTGGGAGGAAACGCGGCTCCTCCGGGGGTGCCTCCAAGAACGGTTCCTCTGAGAATTTTCGCGCGGCCCGGGATCGTATCGACATCATGTGGGACTCGCGGGATGTGGTCAGGAATTTTGGCATCCTGAAAGGGATTGTCGCCAGGATCGTTCAATACACGGTCGATCAGGTTCAATATAATTCCCAGACCGGTGACGATCAGGTCGATGGCCAGTATCAAGATTTCTTAACAGAGTGGAGTGAGTCGGCCGACATCACTGGTCGCCACAGCCTGGCTGAACTCACCTGGATGGCCTTTTGGAGTGAATTGGTCGATGGAGACCACGGGTGGAACATGCTTGCCATGGATGGGGGTGATCCTCGCGCGATGCGAATCCAGCCGATCGAGGCGGACCGTATCGGCAATGTTCGCAACCCGGCTGAGACCAACATGGGTAATAAGGTTGGCGGTATCACGGTGGACGACAAGGGGAGCCCTCTCTCCTATGACATCTACAAGCGTGATCGGCTCACGACTCAATACAGCTTTGATCAGGCCGTTCCTGCCCTGCAATTCCTTCACTTCTTTGATCCGCAGCGTGTCGATCAGTATCGGGGGGTTTCTGCGCTGGCGACAGCGATCGCTCCTGCCCGGGATCTCTATGAGATCTATGAGTTTGAGAAGCAGGCTGCCAAATGGCAGATCGGCCATGCCGGATTTATCGAACAGGCTGATCCCTACAATCCCAACGATCCGAATGCTTGGAACGGTACGGCTCGTGGTGGTCGTGGAACTCCCGATACTACAGCGGGTGCTGGCCCTGGCATTATCGATATGGTGGCCGCAAAGGTCATCCGCCTCAACCAGGGGGACAAGGTGCAGTTTGCGCCTGGCACCAACCGGCCTAGCGGTGCTTTTATTTCGTTGGTTCAGACCATGATCAGGGAGATCTGTTCCGGTACGCAAAATGGCTACCCTTACGGCTTCCTTTATGACATTTCGGAGCTCGGTGGCCATGGAAGCCGCGTCGAGGTGGCTCAAGCCATGCGCGGTATCACGCGGAACCAGGCGCGGATTACCCGTCAGGGGCTCAATCATGTGCGCGACATCGTGTTGGGTGGTGCTATTGCTGCCGGACTTCTTCCTGCTCATCCTCTCTGGCGTTCCGGTCGCTGGTCGTTTGGCGGTACGCTAACGGGTGACTTTGGCAACGACACAACCGCCAAGATCGCAGAACTGAATGCCGGGATCGTCAATCTCTCGGATCTGATTTCCGACAAGGGCGGCAACTTCGAGCGCACGGTGCGCAAATCAGCCAGTGAAATCACCTACATGCAAAAGGTGGCTGCCGATACAGGGGTGCCTATCGAGCTCCTGACGGCGCGCCTTCCTGGTGCCTCGCAACTCCTTGCCGCCATGAATCAGCCGCCTCCTCCGCCTCCTGCGGGGCTTGTCGAGGCTGATATTGATGCCAAGCCGCTCCTGGAAATCCTGAAACAGGTAGGAGATGGCAAAATGGATCGGGAGAGTGGTGTCGCCGCGATCATCCAACTCTACGGAATCGCTCGATCTGAGGTGGAGAAAATGGTGCCTGACGCCGCACCCGCTTCAACTGCCACTCCAGTTCCTCCTAAAAAATGAAGCCGTCGCCTGCTCAGATCGAAGCCGGGAACTATGCAAAGAAGCATCTTCGGATCTGCGGGCTCGACCTCTCGATTGAAAACCGAAAAGGGAGTGTCCGGAGTGGTAAAGGCAAGGATGGCAAAGAATGGCGTATTAAAATGCCGGTCGATTATGGATACATCAAGGGAACGCTTGGCCCTGATGGCGACCATGTGGACGTTTTTGTCGGCCCTGATCGGGATCTCACGAATGAATCCCCTGTCTGGGTGGTGAATCAGAAAAAGGATGATGGGAAGACCTTCGATGAGCACAAAGTTCTCCTGGGATTTCCTGACATTGGGAGTGCCGTGGCGGCCTATCGGAATTCCTACGACATTCCGATGTTTGGCAATCTGGTGAAGATGTCGCTCCGGATGCTGAAGCTTCAGTTGCGCAATGGCAGACTGTGGCGACCGTTGAAAGAATTTGCAGGATTGCTTCCCAAAGGGTATTCCTTGCCAGAAGTCATTCATGAAAAACCCGCTGGTCCAACAATAGGACTCTATGAATATCCTAAGAAAACTCCTCGCTCGCCTGAATACAGTTCCTCAACCGGTTCTCAAGGCAATAACGACCTTTCCAAAGGAAAGTCCAATCGGGCAGCACCTCGAAAAAGAGAGGCAGGAGTTATCACCATCCCAAGGGAAGGATATTTTGCAGGGCAACTCCAGACCGGCGATGTCCCGGATGGTGAACTTCGAGTATTAGCTCACAATGCTCGTCGCGGAGTTCTCAAGCATGAGATTGTCCACAGCATTTTAGATCAGAAAAGGGGCGGCGTTCCCGACAGCGTGGCGGGATTTGCCAAAGAGGAGTTGGCTGCCCATAGCAAGCAATTCTTGGGAAAGAAATCCCCGCTTCTCGACAGGCCATTATCCAAACGGCTTGCCTCAGTAATCAGGGGCACTATTGCCAGCACGAAATTAGGAGTCAAAGCAAACGGGATTAAGAAATGGTTTGCGGATCCGTTGACGCGGGATCGAGTGGGTATGGCTCTGAAGACTTTCTCCGACCGAACTCCCTACTGCGATCCTCGGCAGTTTCCTGGTGAATCCGCTGCCCCTGTCTCTTCTGAGCGCCGCGATCTCCTCAAGAGCGGCATTATTGCTACGGGTGTCGCTGGTGGTGCCGGGCTTGCTGGGCTTGCTATGCGAGGATCTGTGAACAAGGCTCAAAAGGCAGATCTCCTCCGTGACGCTGTGAATAAGATCGTTGCTGCCCGCAAGGGGGCTAAGACCGCCGCACAAGCTGGCGCTGTCGCATCAGCCAAGGGTGCGCAGGATGCTTCCATTGAGGCTCAAAAGCTCCGCGTCTCCAGGATTCAGGGAGTCAAAAAAACAGATGCGCGTCTCGGTAAAGTGGGAAAATCCCTGGTCAAAAACGGGGCGCTCACTCCAGGCGAGGCCGCGACGGCTAAAACTGGATTTCGTTCTTCTCATGCTCGTTTGACCGGGTTCTCAGCCCGACTTCATCTTTTCGACGCCGCCGTGATCCGTGAGAAGCGTGACGGCCTCTCCAAGGCCAAGGATGCCGCTGTGCTGGCTGGTGGTCTCGGGGTGCTTGGTGCCTCCGCTTACGCTGGAATCAAGGCCCATGGAATCTCCAAGCTTGTGAAAGGGGAGATTCCCAAGGTATCCCGCGCGATCCGTCGCGCCGTGCCGCCAGTTGCCAAGAAAGCAAACGATCTTTTGGATGCCGGTAAGGCTGCTGCCGGTCAACTCCAAACCACGGCCAAGGAAGCCAATGAATCGGTTGGTCACTCCACGGCTGTCTATTCCGACATCGGAAAACTCTACAAACAGGCAAAAGGTGGCGTCTATAATCTTCTGCATCCGGTGAATACCGTCCGGGAGGTCAAATCGGCCTTCCGGGCGGGGTTGCGTGGCGAGGAAACCTACCCTACCAAGCCGCGCCCCAAGTGGGCGCTCTCCGCCAAGATAAAGACTCGTCTCAAGGAATTTGCTGATCGTTTGGAGACTTCCGAAGAGGGCGTTCCTTTAAATGGTCGGGTTGCGCACGATCGGTTTATCAAGCAGATCCATGAGGGTGATCTGGATCGTCGGGACCGCAATATCTCTCATGCTGGCGTTGCTGGTGCTCTGACTGGAGCGCTGGTGGCCAAGCCCGGCAAGCGTCTGATCGGCGCGGGTGCTGGTGCCGCTCTTGGTGGTGCCGGTGTGCTGGCAATCCGTGCCATCACGGATCGTCATCGCGACATCTACGGTGATCGTCCCCGGTGGGCGAAGGATGCTGAAACTCTTCCTGCTGTGGCAGGTGCTGGTGCTGCGTTGGGGATTATTGGAAAGCGGGTACTCGCGGGCAAGCGTCTGAGTCGCGTCATTCGCCTAAAAACCTTTGATCTTCCCGATGATGATCAGCCTCCGATGAACCCCGCGTTGAAAGCCGGGCTTACGGGTGCTGTCGCCGGGGGGGTGATGGGATCTCTTCCTGCGTTCAAAGTGGGATCCAAGCTCGCTCCTTCACTGGGATGGATTGGGGCTGGTGCGGCCGGGATGGGTGCGCTTGTCGGTGGTGGCACCTACATTGGCGATAAAATCCTCGGGCCTGCGAAGCCGAATGAAGGCGCTCCTTTTACCAAGCGTGCCGCCATTGGTGGTGCATTGCTTGGAACGGCGGCAGGTGCGGGTGCAGTCCTTGCTGCCAAGAAGATTCCCGCAGTCTCAAAGTTTATTGATGGCTACGCTGATTTTCGTCCTGTGAATTTCATCAAAAATGCCTCCCTGCCTGCTGCCACGGCGGCTGGTGCCGGGGTTGGTGCTCTAGTGGGTGCTGATAAGGCTGGTGATGAAGGACAGCAGGTTGATGCGCTCAATTCGATTCAGAATCAGAAAAAGACTTTTGGGCGGCAGGTGAGGGGATTGCTCAAAGAGTTTGGCTACTCTGATCAGAGCCGCCGTCAGGATGGGAAATTTCGCAATCCTGTGGCTGGTGCCTTCGGTGTGGATGATGACAACGGGGATGTCTCTGTGCGGCAGGTCGCGGGAGCATTTTACCGCAAAGGTCAAACCATTCACCGATGGACAGGGCGAGGCACCGGGGTTGTCTCCGATGCCGGAAGCGTGCTCTCAGGCCAGCCTCGTGATCGTGATGCCTCCGGGCGTCCGCGCAAGCGCGAGTGGGAGAAGGCATGGTTTAAGAATGCCCTCGGATCCGCTGCCGCCGGGGGTGCCCTCTTGGCTGGTGCCCATGTGACTAAGAACACCGCCTGGGGTCGCCGTGTGGTGCAGCCCAAACTCCGTGCTGCCAGCAACTGGGCGGCAGGGAAAGGCGTGAATCTTCTCTCGGCAAAAATGAAACCTGAATCACTCCATCTGCTCACTCGTCTTCATCTCCTTGACGAATGGGCTGAATATCATGGCTGGGATGTGCGCGATCCGCGTGGCCGTTCCGCTCGTGTCTTTGCTCCAGGATCTCGCCCTCGTACTCGTCGCGAGAAGGAATGGCACGAAAAGAAGGATAACCGCGAGGCGCTCCTCAAGGGTGCCGTCGTAGGTGCTGCCGCGCTCGGTGTGGCTGGAGGCTATGCCGGAACCCGGCTTGCTGGTGGCAAGTCGCTGATCCCATCTGCGGTCAAAGGGCTGTTAAAATCGAAGCCGCTAAGTGTCGCTGAAGCGGAGGCTCATCTTGCGGCTGCAAAATCTCGCGAACAAAAAGTCGTCAATGGTCCATGGCGGGGAACCAAACCGTTGACTCCGGAACAGTAACAAACACTCTATGAAAACATCCGCACCACTCCGTCGCCTCGTTGAGCTCTCGTCCCGCTGTGTCGGAAAAGAGCTTAATGTAAAAGTCGCACCAAAAACCGCCGTCGTCGCGCCAGGCGGACGCATCGCGATCAAAACTTTCCAGTCTCGCCATCGTCTTCGGGAACTCTCGCGCAAGATCGAGCTTGGGTTTTTCAGCCCTACCAAGCAAGTTTCTGTCCAAGGTCAGAATGGCCAGTTCCAGGGCACCCAGACAGAGGCCAATCCATCAGGGATCGCTGCTGATACCGCCGTCGTGGGTGCAGGTGCTGTGGGTGCCGGAGCGCTCCACAATGCGGTCATGAACAATTACGGAACTGGAAGCAAGGTTCCTGGTGAGACGACGGCAGCGAATGCTTACGGCAACGCCGCGCGCAATCTGCTTCCTCCTGCAATTTCTGATTCCGTGGTCCCGGCTGCGTCCAAAGTCGGGGGGCTTGTGGATACGGCTGGGGCCACCGGAATCGGATCCAAAATCGGAAATCTCCTTAAGAGCCTGCGCGCGGCTGCTTAATCACACCAACTCACCTCGAACCAACCCATCATCATGTCACTACTCACTATTACCGAATCTTCCTGGACCAAAATCAAGGAAGTCCTTGCCAGCGTCCCTCATGAACTCGCTGCTGATCTCGAACATATCGAGACGGTGCTTGGGTTGAAGGCGAAGGTTGCTACAGAGGTCGAAAGCCTGGAGACGAAGGTCGAAGGCGATTTGAAAGCTGAAGCAGAACTTCCTGCTGGCGGAGCAGCTTCCGCTCCAGAAGTTGCCGCCAAAGCGCTTGAAGAGGCTTCAGAGGCAACGGGACTGTGAGCTGAATAAAATTTCATGTCAGGGTGGACAAACGGTAAGTCGCCGGGCTCATAACCCGGAGATTGAAGGTTCGATTCCTTCCCCTGCTACCAACTTCACCATTTTTTACCCGATCACCATGGATCCGCGTCCACGAAATACCGAAGGGCAGTTCTCTCCTGAAACCGGTGGAGGACTTGATCCGTCCACGATGCAGGCTGCCTACAATCCTCAGATTATTAATCAGCGGCAGAGTTCCCCTGTGATGGATGCGATCCGCCGTCGTTCAGGGAAAAATCCACCGGTTGAGGAAACGGTACCAAGCGGAGCGAGCGATACGGTGTTGGAGGCCAAGTTTGTAAATCCGCGCACCTATCTTCTGAAGCGGCTGATCGCCTTCTCCCGATCCCGGAAATAATCCCATATCCGATGATCTGCCTTGCGTGATGGTTGACGGATGCCCGAAGGGGCATGGAACCATCCGAAAAATTCTTCGAACAACTCAGCGGCCGTGTTGATTCCGTCAATGGGGTAATCCACGGAGTCTCGATCATCACAGGGGGCGTGACGGCAAGGGGTCACGATTTGGAGGTTGATATGAAGACCGTGACGCAGCTTTTCGGCTGCGCTCACAAGATGGGCAAGGTGCCCGTCAAATGGAACCACAAGAGCGGGGCGGATGCCGTGGCCGGGTATCTCGAAAACTTCCGCATTGATGGGCAGAAGCTTCTCGGAGACTGGCATCTGCTCAAGTTCCACGAGAAGTACGATCAGGCCCTGGAGCTTGCACAACGTATGCCTGAGTGCATCGGCCTCTCCGCCGCATTTCTCGGCGAAGATGAAAAGAGGGCTGATGGGAAGACGGCTGCTCGGTGTGAGGAGCTTGTTTCCGTGGATGTCGTTGCCAATCCGGCCGCCAATCCGAACGGGTTTTTCGAGGCGCTTTTCCCCACCGGCGTTGACACGCCGAACAAGAACGAAACGCTTATGCAAACTCAAACTAATCCACAGCAACAGGCGGAGCCAACCCTCAAGGATGTGCTCGCTGCCGTCACCGCCCTTACCTCGCAAGTCACACAGCAGGGTGAGACCATCGCAGCCCTCCAGGGTGCCTCTCAGGGCAACCAGCAGGAGCAGGAACTCTCCATTGAGGATCTTCTGACGCTCACTCCCCAGCAGATCGCGCAGTTTGTTCAGGAAGGTCACATCACGGATGAGGATGCCGCAGGCATCCATGGACTCCAGGCTGAAGCTCTCGCCGGTGGCGAGGGTGGTCAAGAAGGTGGTCACGGAAACGGTGGCGAAGGTGCCGCTGCTGCTGTTGGCGCTACCGCTGGTGGTGCCGAGTTTGCCAGCCTGCGCAAGCAGGTTCGGGAACTCTCCGCTCGTTTCGAGCGTGAAGATGCCGCGCGGGAAAATGCCGCAATCGAGCATTATTTCGGTCAGATCGAGACGAAGCTCACGGAGCTTTCGACTCAGAACCAGAAACTTTCCGACAGCAACAAGGAGTTGCAGGTCCGCTGTGATGCTCAGGCTCAGGCTCTGCGCACCGGCATTCGTCCGGTCGCATTCTCCGCAGAGGGTGCCGCTCTTCATTCCTCGGATGGGAAGCTTCACGAGTTCGAAGAGCTTGTGAAGAAACACCGGGATGCCGGAAAGACGCCTGCTCAGGCGATCCGCCTCGCGCAAAAGGAAAACCCAGCCGCTCACCGGGATTATTACCTCGGAGATGCGCGGACTACCCGCTCGCTCTAACAGGCCGCTCTCAAGACTCACTTCAACCAAGGAACAAAATCCATGAACTTTAACACTGTTGTTTCCGCCATTGCGGCCACCGACCTTTCCGGCCTTGAAAATCTCGCCGTCACGCTGACCGCTGAAGGCGTTCAGGTTGCCAATGCTGCTGACCGCGCCATTGGAATCATTGTGCGTGGCTGCGGCCCTGGAGAGGCTGCTGGCATTTTTCTCACGGCAGCAAACGGCCTTTCCTATGTCGGCGTAGCCGATAACAACGCCATTAACATTGGTGACGAACTGGAGCGCGTCGATGCTGGCATCTATCAGAAGAAATTTGCCCGTGCCATCACGGGGGCTTCTGCCACCGGGATCTTCACCAGTGAGGAGCATGAGCTTCCCGCTGGAGTGAAAGTATCGCTCTCGGGGCTGACCGGCGGTTCCGATCTCAACCCGCTTCCCACCATCTACTACACGCTTCCGATCGACGCGAACACTTTCAAGTTGTCGCTCACGAAGGGAGGCGCGCCGGTCGCTCTGGGTTCCGATGTCACCGCTGGAACGCTCACCCGTTCGGATTCGGAGGTGATTCTGGCTTGGGAGGCAGCACCTGCTGGCAGCCAAGGCGGCTTCATCCGGGCGCTCCTTTTCTAACCCTGAACGCTCTCAAGAACATCAACCAAGGAAAATACGACCATGTATAACACGACCGACAGCGTTCCACGTCAGGACATCAGCACGCTTCTCATGGAAGCGGTGCATCAGAAAGAGCACTACATCGGCCAGATCCTCCTGCCTGTCTATGACAGCCCGAAGGAAGTGGGCCGCTATCCCAAGTTTCGCATCGCCAAAGGGGAGCTCCTGAAGCGTGAGAGTCAGAAGCGCAATGCCACGGGCACCTACAACGAGAGCGACGAGAGCTTCGAGTGGGACAGCTACTCGACCGAGGAATACGGTCACGAGAAGCGCGTGGACGACAAGGTGAAGAAGGAGATGAAAGACTTCTTCGACGCCGAGATGGTCACGGCTGATTTTTGCATGAACAAAGTCATGCTGGATTACGAGCTTGCCGCTGCCTCTGCGATCATGGACAGCACTCAGTTCGGAGTGGATGTCGGTTCGGAGCCCTACACCGAGGCCAACCTTGCCATCATGGATGTGCCTCATGACATCAACGCGTCGCTGGAAGCTCTCTCCGACCTCGGGGAAACTCCCAACACGCTTGTCATCTCCCTGGCGCTCTTCAATCGCATCAAGCGGTCACAAAAGCTCCAGACTTATCTGTATGGCTTCCTGAACACCACTCAGGGTGGATCCAACATCACCTCCAAGGTGATCGGAGACGCTTTCGGTATCCCGAACGTGGTGATCGCTCGCAAGACCTACGACAGCGCCATCAAGGGCAAGACGAACATCGTTCCCGTCTGGGGCAACAACTACATGTTCCTTGGCGATGTCCAAGGAGGCGATTTCATGGCTGGCGGTGTCGGTCGCTCGATCATCTGGGAGGCAGACAGCGAAGGCGGTCTCTTCACCACAGATCAGTACCGTGACGAGCCTCGTCGTGGTGACAAAATCCGCGTGCGTAGCAACCGCGTGATCAAGATCATCAACCCGAATGCGGGTCGTCTCATCGGAACTCAGTGGGAGTAGGCCGAGAAGCCGAAAGGCTTACATCATTCAAAAGAACCGAAACCCGAGAGGGGAGTAGGTTTTGAATGAATCAAATTTGCGTTGGGCACGCTAAGCTCCCCTGATCGGTTACTCATGGCCGGTCGGGGGAGTTTTTTGTTTGGGGTGTTGACGGGGAGAACATGAGGTATGAATCCGTTTGATGAAGCTATGGCGCTCGCTGATGAGGATGTCTTTGAAGATGTCTCCGAGCCAATCATTCTGGGGGGAATCTGCATTCTGGCGTCCGTAGGGCCTCTATCAAGTGGTGAAACGACTGATTCTTATGGTGGCCGTGCTCGCGTCGAATCGCTCAGGATTGATGTGCGCAAGTGTGTGCTCGCGGAGGCATTGATTTTTTCCGTGCCGGTTGGAACCGGCGTGACGGTTGATCCTGATGCTCCGGTGCCGCGCCAATACCGTTTTGTTTTTCAACGCGATCTCGGGAGCTCGCTCGCCCTCTTTTGTGAATCCACGGCAGGTACTGGAAAAGCAGAATTTTAAGATGATCAAATTCATAAAACTCACTTTTGGCCTCGTGCTCTGGAGTGCCCTTGAATGGCTGGATCCTGGGGTTCGCTAATTTTATGAAAGATGTACGCGCTGCCCTTGAAACCGAGCTTACCGCCCTCCTCACGAGTGCGGCCATCCTGGATTGCCCTGTGCTTCCCGGTGCCTCTGATGTACCTGCTCCTGACCGCTACGTGCGCGTGGTGGCCACGGGTGCGGAGCCGCGCGGTTCGGCGAGTCTGGTGACGGTGGAATATCGGATTGTGGCACCCATCGACGGCTATCCGGTGATCTGGAGTCAGGAAACTCTGGCCAAGGTACGACTCTGGTGCATTGCCTGCCCCTCGCCGATGCGGCGATACAATGCCAACGGACTGCGTATTTTTGGGTCTTCACCTCCTCGCCAATATCCCGACAGCCGGGATCGTTCCAGGGCGGAGATCCTGCAGTTCAAGGTTGGCGCGATCACTTGCTAGTGGCGCGTTGACATTCCGCGCAAGTGATATGGCTACTCCAATTCATCGCAGGGGCTCGGTTGACTGGTCTTTTGGCGTCAATAACGGCGAGTCTGCTACCGGCCCTGAGGGCCTTGAAGTTACGGAATTTTCCGGAGATCGCGAGTATTCGACTCAGATGGATCGGGTGGATGATACGGGCGCTTTGGTCGATGTACTGATCGGTGCGGAGATTCAAAAGGTTTCTGTTTCCGGAAATGGAGGCACCTCCCTTGTCACGTTTGATGCGCTTGATGCCGACACGCTTTCGCATCCGGTCGCCGGTCTCGGGACGATTTTTCCCGTCAAAGTCAGCGGCGGTCAATCAAACGAAGACTTCACCAAAGTCACCTTTGAGGGAGCCGGTTCTCCTGATCTCTAACACCTAGCCAATCACTATTATGTCACTTGAAACCATTGCGGGAACCGACACGGATTTTGGAACCACTGGCGCATCTGCCGCCGGTATCGAGGAAGTCACGCAGGCAGGAGTTGAGGTAGAATTCAAAACAGTCGTCCCTGCCAAGAATGGCCAGGGTTCCATCAAGGCATTTCTTGTCGGCAAAAAGCAGGCGAATCTGACGGCCGCAGGGTATGTGAGTTCCTTCGAGCCTCCTGCTCCCGGTGGTGCCATCACGGTGGGTGGAATCAGTGGGAAAATCGTCGCTTCGCACCTTGGTGCCCAGGCAGAGGATTTTGCCAAGGCGAACGTCACCGGCAAGGGAGTGGAGCCCTAAGTTTCTTAGGACTCATTCCCGCCGCTCCCGGCCATGGCGGATTCTTACTTTCTTTTTGACGATCGGTTTGCTGAGGCATTTCTGCATCAGCGCAAGCACGTTGTTTTAGGCCGTCGTTTGAAGCCGTTTTCCTATTGGCATAAGCTGCAACTCGAATGGATTAATTCCAAAATCCTGCTCGGGAATCCCGGTCCATGGGATCTCTGGTTGGCTGTTCGTATCTGTCAAAGCCAGTTTCCGAATCAGGCTCGCCTGCCGGGATCCAAAAAATCTTCTTGGTGGCAAGTCTGGTGGAATATCGCAAATTATGGCCGTCGGTGGGATCGTGAGACGGAAAAGTTCCGGGAGTATCTCGGCGACTACTGCTCTCCTCCCAAGCTTTGGGGAGGGCAAGCAAGTGCCAAGCAGCGGCTTGCCGAGGCGTATGATGCCCTCTACGCGCTCACAAATGACTCTGCTGATGCCAAGGAGGCTGCGAGTTGGCATCGCGCTGCTGAGGCCAAACAGGCTGGAGCTCGTCAGATAGACGATTCACTTGAGGCGGTGGCCTGCTATTGCAAGCGCGGTGGTGGTCCTGCTGGGGAAGCGTGGAACATGGCGATGGGTGAGTTGCAGTGGATGAACGCCGTCTTTTATCAGATGGATGGTGGCAAATTGGATATTTGGACCCCGGGAGACCAGATTCGCTTTGAGAGGCATCTCCTGAAGAGGGCGGCATCGATTGAGGAAATCGCGGAAACCATCCGGCCTCTTCATCCGGACGATTCTCAGGAACTCCTGAAGGCGCGAGCGGCAGTCGCTTATTGGGAGCGTGTTGTTGTGAATGTTGACGCGGGGGCAAGGTGATATGGCAACCGATCGAGATACTGCACCACCGCTCGACTTGCTGAATTCGGCAAAAGAGGCGGTTAAGGATACGATCGGACCTCTTGCAGTTCTCACCCTAGGAGCGCAGGCGTACACCTCTGCTCTCTCTAAATCCGTCCTGGAGGCGCGAGCTCTCCAGTCGGCTCTCACGGCCAGCGCTGGCGCTGAAGCCCTGCGCAGGCAGTTCCAGCAACTCGGCCTCTCGGCCGGAGCGGCAAAGAGTCAGGTGGAGCAGCTTGCCCGGCTCGCTTCGACCAGTTCTTTCAGTTTTTCCTCCTTGGGTACGGCTGCGAAGAATTTGCAGTCCATCGGTGGCGCTTCCGTCAATACCGCTGCCAACATGCGCAAGGTCATGGATGTGGCCGCCGCCACGGGTGCTCCGGTGGAGAATGTCTCCGAAGCCCTTGCCTCTCTCTATGATCGTCTGAAGAGGGGAGGGGATGGAGCCGCCGCTGCTGCGCAGGAATTGGCCCGCATGGGGGCCATCAGCCAGGATACGGCCGCTCAGATTGCGCGGTTCACGGCGGCTGGGGCCAATAGTTCGGCCTCGCTGAAGGTTTTGGAGACAGATCTTGGTAAGGCTAAGGGGGCGAGCGTGGAACTCTCCACGACGCTCATCGGGCTGAATCGTCAGCTTGATGGGATGAAAGAGGGGAGTGACGCAAAAATCGGCGCGATGTTCGACGAGGGGGCAAAGGCCGGTCTCCGCGCTCAGATCGCCTTTGAAAAGGTGAGGGATGTCATGCGGGAGACGGCTGCGGAGAAGATCGCTCCTGTGGTGGGGGCTGTGAATTCCGTCAAGGAGGGAATTGGGAATGTTGTCTCCTCCGGTCCAGCGCTTGGGGCGACGAAGAGTCTGACAGGAGGAGCGTATAATTTGGTTGCTGGTGCGACGGTGGCCACTAGCGTCGGATTGGTTCAGTTTCTCAAAGGTGCAATAACTGGCACAGGTTCAACGTGGGGAAAAGCCAAGGAAATCGCTACTCCGATCATGAAGAGGGTCGGTTCTGCGGCAGGCAAGATCGATAAATCGCTTCTTGATAACGAGGGTGCCGCTGGGTCCATTTATCGCGGTCTGTCGCGTGCCGTGGAGACGGCATTTTCCAGTGGCGCGGGAGAAGAGGCTGCTGCGGCGGCGGCCACAAAGAAGGGTATCGGTTCTGTCATTGCGAGGTGGTTCACTTCGCTTCCTCGGGCGGTGGCTGGGAGTTTCACGGGCTGGGTAGCAGGTGCGACTGCGGTTGCAGCTTATGGTTCCGCTCTTTATAGCCAGTGGCAAAATCAGACTCATGAGCGTGAAACCGCTCGTGATGACTCGGTAGAGTGGGGTAATCAGTCATCGCTTCAGACAAGCAAAAATCTCAAGGATTCCCGCAGCGGTTCCCCTGTGCTGACTGCGGCGGCCATGGCTGCTCAACAAGAACAAAATTCTGCTGAAGCAGAGGCAATCGCTACGAAGAAACAAGAGGTCGAAGAGGCTAAGAAGAAGTACGCAGCGCATTGGCAGGGGCGAATTGGATCCGCGTCCCTCGATAAATTCGGCAATGAAACGCCATCGGGTATCGGCTTGGATGAGATTTTTACAGGACGCAGGGCTGACTACAACTCTCTCACCTACAAGCAGCAGCAGCTTGCCGAGATGCAGCAGCAGCACGGCAACTCGGTTAAGGCTCTCGATCTGATCGGCAAGCGGTCTTCCTCGCTGACGGGGACGTTGAATTCCCTCCAGAAAAACGCCATGGATTTCTCCCTCGACGGCATGGGTGCCCGGGATTCTCAGACAGCGGCCATTGTCAATACGCTGCGCGTGCAGCAGCACTTCGCTCCCGACACGAAAGCGCGTTTGGCCTTCAAAGGTCAGGCTGATGATCTGGAGGATAAAATGTCTCTCCGGAATCGGGCCATGGAGCTGACGAATCAGTTTGGCAAGGATCACGCGGCAGAAGCCTTCTCCATCGCCTCCGCAGAGGTTCAACGCTCTCGCATCATGACCAATGCGGAGCAAGCGGGAACTCCCCAGATGAGCAATCTTGCCCGGATGGGGGGCAGTGCCGGGTTTGCGGGGGTTGTGGGCGGACCTGACTCCAAGGCGCTTGATCAGATCAGCAAGCTTAACGAAACGATTTCCTCTGATTTGAAGAGGCTGGTGAGTGAAATTCAGAACGCCAAAAAAGACAGTGACCGAAACATGAAGGAGGCCATGAGAAAATGAGCCTCCAAAGCCTGATCGATGACGACTCCACGCTCATCATGGTGGGGAGTTATGAGCAGAATCGCTACACCTCCACGGCCACCGTAATAGCTCTCTACATGCTTGAAGATGACGATCTTCCGGTAGAAATGTCGTATGTCCCTCCTGCTCCGCAGTCAGGAATGACGCTCACTGAAATCGATGCGCGTTTTGAAGATGGAGCCGCTCTCTACACCTGGTTTTATGAGGGATTAAACCAGATTTTCTTTAACTCAAACCTGACGACTCTCTCTCTGGAAGGATCGCTCAATCAAGATCCCATCACGCTCCATCCGGAAATCAATGCCTTCATCGCCAAGTATTCTAACGGGTGGTCTGGTGGGCGCATCAACTGGCTTCGAGACGACCCTGATCAGGCGAGCGGTCGCACCGGTCTTTCATTTTCGGGTGCGGACACGGTGGCCAATATCAACCCGCTGTTGGGCGTGGACAGTTACCGCTCCAATACGGCCACTTATTCCTACGATCAAATCTATACCAAGGATACCTTGCCGATGGATTTGGTGACAACACTCGGGACGATCTCTTCGGATCCGCCGGATGTGACAGGGCAGCTTTCTCCCGGGAATGTTGCCAAGTTTGGTGTTCGCAACTGGCTTTATTCAGGAGTGAAGCTCTATCAGGTTGGTCCTGGATTTCTGGTCCGGAAATCATTCCTGCTCTCGGGTCTCGGCGGCTGGCTGGCGCAACTTTACGACCCTGCCAATGCGCTGCAATCATCATCTTAGTCATGCCGACTCCTCTTAAAGTCATCGGCACGCTGCCTGATCCCCGACTTGAGCGATTCTTCGTGCAGTTGCCCGGCAAGGCCACGCTGATCTTTGTGGCCGAGCGTATCGACGCTACCTCTGATGATATACCGGCGATTCCGCCGAGTGCGCAGACCGGATTGCTGACAGACTGGGTGCAGATCCGGCAGTGGGCGACGAAGCGGGATGGTTGGTATGAGATCCGATGGCTCTACGAGGCGGGTCTTCAGGAAATGCCCTATGCTCCCAATGACACGCGATCTGCTGCTGACCGTAATTTTCAGTATCGCATGGAGGCATCCCTCTATCAGGCACCGCTCACCTCTCACCCTAACATTAAGAACTTCCTCTGTACCTACGGTGGTTATATGGATCAGGGGCAGTTGGTGTTTCCGCCGTGGGATCCCACAGGAACAAGCGCGCGAGCGGGGTTTGATCAGCAGGGAAATTACTACGGCAACATCAATCCGTTTTATGGCGTGGATACCTTTCTTTCGCCACAGGCCACGCTTACCCGCACCTATATGACGGCAGGCAATGAGTTGCCAACCGATCAGCTTTACGGACTCGGGTACATCGACACGCCTCCCGATCTGCCCTTTGTGGTGACGAATCCCGCCGCCAGCAAAACTGATAACTGGCTTAAATCGGAGGCTCCTGCCTATCAGCACGGAAATGATCTGGAAATCGATGAGGGATGGGAATCGGGCGGCATTGGTGGCTGGCAAAGGCTCATCTACGCACTCCCTGTTGCTAATTCTTAAACGCGTACCGAGATGTTCTTCACACCAATTCCTGTTGTTAGAAAGAAAAAGGTTTCTGTGGGTGGCGGGTTGTATTCGCAATCCACCCCTGGCTCCCTGGCTATCTATGCCGCCAAAGAGCCGCTTTTCCGGGGGGCATGGTATGTCTCGGGTGGCATTATTGGTCAGGGATCCAAGGCCATGATCACCGTCTGGATTGATCGCGGGTATGTGAACGGATTGCAGCCAATGATTGGAAAGATCCTTATGAGTGGCGATGCGCAGAGTCCTCCTCCAGCCATCACTGTTCCTGCTAAATTCGATGCGGAGGGGAGGGCTTGGGTGGGAATCCTCATTAACATTGATCCTGCCACGGGGAATCTGAGGAATACGACACAGGCCAAACTGACGGAAAACGATCTCACAATTTCCATTCAGACAACAACGATCATTCCTTCGGCGAATGGCTCTATCTTCTTTCATCCTATTGCAGTCATCAGGAAAAATCTTTCACCGATCCAGATCGCCTATTTTGATTATCAGTGGGGGACTGTTCAGCAACACGGGATCTGGCGTCATTTTTTAATTCCAAGCTAACGCCGCGATGAATCTGCTGCGCAATCAAAGCGGTGGCTCGGAGGTCTATTACCAGCCTCGCCAAAATCATGACCAGGCGCATCCATGGTCGGTAAGCATGAAATACAACTCGGGTTGGCAGGCAGTCATCACCCCGGGATTTGTCGATGGATCTGATCCTTATTATGCGCCGCTCTCGGCGGGATTGTGCGCCGAGCCAAACATTTCCCTTTCTGAAACTCAGGATGTAACTTCCATCCCTCCCTTCTTTGTAAATTTTGGAGCAGTGCCTCCTGCGCAGGATGCCTCCCTTCAGGCTGATGCCAACGGCAATTTGGCCCTGCTTGTGAATCAGCAAGCGGCCTCCGGGTGCTGTTCTGGCGGGGTTGGTCGGCTCTTAAAAAGCTGTGATATTTGGGTTGTTATCGCGCGCGCCTCCTATGCTGTGGCCGTGGATATGCCTGCTGATCTGGTGGTCGGCAATTTAGTGGACTACACAGTAACTTACAATACACAGACCTTGAGCCACTACGGCTCTCGCCCTCGACTGCAGACGGGACCTTCGATGCCATCCACTTCGTCGGCCACCCTTGCTGAACGGCTTGCTGGAGATTACAGCGATGATGGTCAGGACTATATGTTGGTTGCCACGGTTTATTTCCTTTCCCGCACCCAGGATAATCCTGACTTCAGTGCCAAGCTCGACGAGACATGGCTCCCGTATGTGCAGAATGCCTGTTTTTGGAATGTCTCCTACCGTGCCGCAAATATCCCTCCGGTGACGCTTCAGCAGAACTCGATTAGCCCCTTCCTGGCTTGGTATATCGGCCAATATACGCTGGCGGGTCAGGATGTGCTCGGGGCCATGTCTGCCGCTGAACAGAATATCTATAACTCGGTCTTCAACGCCAATGCCACCATGGGCACCTTTTACACCGCATGAGCACTCCAACGGCGAAAACCGATTCTTATGGGCTCAATAAGCTGTCCCGATTGCAGGGTGAGGATGCGGCAGCGCGTGCAGCGGCGGCCGCGACAGTGCTGGAGCCTGATTTTCCTTATACCGCTCTCTCGATTGGCCTTCCTTTTTGGCAGCAATGTTTGACTGTGGGCCCGCTTGGTTTTTCTTCAGTAAGTTCTGGATCAGCCGGATCTGGCGGATCGGCGTCAGGATCGAGTGATTTGGGTGATTTGTCGGGAGGGTTTGTGGGCGGAGGAGGATCTTCCGGCGGGGGTGGGGCTGGCGGAGATTTTTAAGTTGACTGATGGCCGCAGGGTATGGCGGTTAATTCCCTGATCTATTGTGATCTCTATCGTGGTGTGGCGTGCAAAAGTTCTGCTGCCGACACGATGACGTTTCCTACTTTCGTGGCGGGTGGAAAGATCACCTATGGTCTGCGCTTTCTGGAGTACCAAGGCAGTTATTTTACAGTCGATCAGACTCTTGCGTCGCTTCGAGTGGCGATGGGTTTGGTGGATGCTCGCCCGGCAACAGGAACCTATCAGTTGCAGGCGGCGTCGGGCATCTCCACAGCCGCCAATACCACGGCCATTTTACAGTGGAATGCCGTCGCGACGGAAATCACGACGGCATTGAATGCCCTCTCCATTGCCACCGGAAATCCATTCGTTGTCACGGATGTGCCTGGCGGCTATGTCGTGAATCGAACAGATGGGAGCGCTATCTCCCTGTCTGTTATTTCCAATACGATGCGTCCCGTTTCTTTCGGACAGATCGAGGCTGCTCAAATCGGGACTGTGTGGCAATATGAGGTGAGGCTCTGTCAGGCTCCTCTTGCCTTTACGAATACGGCCGCTCGCGTTGTCCCTCCCGCTCCGGTTATCACGGAGATCCAGGCAGGTGGGGCCAGTATGGATGGTGTGACGAAGTGGAATGAAATCCAGTCCCTGTCGATTCTCCCATCCTTCCTGGGGACGTACCAACTCAGTCTCGGCCTTGCAAAGACCGAGTTGCTCGATGTCACTGATGGTGCTTCGCAGCTTCAGGATGCCTTGAACACGATGCTGGCACCTCAAGGTGCCTTCGTCACTGTGACCAATCCGACGACGAATGTTGCCAACATTGAGTTTGGTGGATCTCTTGCGGGAATGGGCGTTGGGCTTTTGCAGGTGTCGGTTTATTCGGCTCCTCCCGGTGATTGGACGTTCTCGCTCGATCTTGGCACCTATGAAATGCTCACCGCTCTTTGGGCGGCCGGTGAAAGTCTGCAACTGGCCTTTGAGGCCGAGGCCGATATTTACCTTGATCCTACTGATTTCTCGGCTGGAACCGAGACGGTTAAGCTTTGGAGCACCACGGTTGCTGTAGCCCCGCCGCTCATTACTCCAAATCTGGAGTCTGTTCCTGAAATCGACTGGGTGCGGCCACCGGCGGATACCTATATTCCTGGCACGACAGATCAGATTCTTATCGGCAATCAAGAGGCTGTTTTGATTCCTACTATTGGAGATGGAGTTTCCGATCATTTCCCGATTACTCACAATCTCAATTCTGTCGTTCCTACGGTCAAGGTGCGTCAGACGGCCGCTGGAGGCAAGCTGCTGAGCGATGAGGCATACACTGTGAATTATGACAGTGTAAATGCGCTCACTATTTATGGTTTGGAATCGTTGATAACGCCCGGCTCGCCTCCGGCCGTTGATGAGTACACGGTGCTCATTGAGGCTACCGGGCCCGCCTCGGTGTTTCAGACTCATACGCACACCATCGCGCAGATCGTCGGATTGCAGACGCTTCTCGATGGGTACGACTCCGCCATTTCTGCCTTACAATCCATCCTGCCCACGATCTCAGGCGCAGGAACAACGACGAGCGCCACGGGCATTCCGATTCCTCTCACTCTGAAGAGTGAGATCCTTGGTTGGCCAGCCTCCGCTGTGGTTCCGGCCGCATCCGCCACGACTGGTTACTCAAGCAGTCAGATGCTCAATAGGCCGCCGTCTCTCCTTCCTGTTGGATCAGGTGGCATCAACACAGATCGGGAATTATGGCGTGTGGCGATGAATCCGCAGCTTCTGGCGCTGGGTCGGACGCTACAAATTGACTGGGGTGTTGCCCTCCAGGTGCTTCGTCCAAACTGCGGGATGGAGTATCAGCTTGTGGTGGAGATCGGCACTTATGCGAGTGCTGGCAGTATGCTGAACATTACTTGGGAGAGCGGGCCTGTCTTCTCACAGCCAATCGTTCTTACCGAGGAGCTGACGGTTCATAGTTTTGGTATCACGATTCCGCGCGGCATTGTCGGATCTACGGATACACTGCAACTCACGCAACAGCTTTATGGTATTTCCTCTGGGAATAATACTGCTGCACCCACGAGCGCTTCCTTTGCTATTCGCTGCCGTCTTATCGGATTGGAAACGGAGCCTTCAAGTGTGCAGCCAGACCCTCGCGGTTGGATCTACCTTGCCGTCGTTCCGAGTCTGACGGCAGCCACGGGAGTGACGATTGCTCAAGCCCTGGTCGCCACCCCGGCATAGGATGAACATTACCTCATCAAATGTGGTTGCCGGAACGGTTGGTGTGCCCCTTTCGTTTAATCTAACAGCGGTCACCACGTTCTCGGGGGAAACCTTTGAGGGGTGGAGTTTAACCAATTCCACAAACCCTCCTCCTTTTGACGGTGGAACCTTGGCAGTGGGGTCTGTGGCCGGGTTGCCCGCAGGGCTGTCATTTAATCACTCCACCGGCCTCCTTTCTGGAACTCCCACAAGCATTGGCGTTACTGCCTTGCATCAGTGGGCTTATGGCATCGAATCGGGCGGCACGAGTGGGGCGGGAACGGTATTGACAATAACTATCAATGGCGTAGCGCAAACGATCTCATCCTTTTCTGTTCCAAATAAAAACTATGGTACGGGATGGAGTGGTAACTCTTTTGCTGTTACCACTCCAGCCGCATCTTCAGGTCTGACATCTGTCCTATCGGTGCTCTCTGGTCCTGCTACGATCTCTGGCACTACCGTCACGGTCACGGGACCCGGAACCGTGGTGCTCGCTGCTAATCAGCCGGGAAATTCCACCTATGCCGCCGCCCCGCAAGTTACAGCCAGCTTTACGGTTGTCACGGCCTCAATCTCTCTTTCAAATCTCACGCAAACAACGACTGGCTCACCGCTTCCAGTAACAGTAACCACCACTCCTCCAGGACTTGCCCATACGGTTACCTATACGGGAACTGGTTCGACTGTTTACGCAACCTCATCAACTCCCCCATCCGCCGCAGGCACCTACGCCGTCGTGGCGACCATCACTGACGGTTCCGCCCCGAGCATTGCCACCGCATCGACTGCATATACCATCATCTTGGCAATCACGGGCACCGCTCTGGTTATTCCAGCGTCGGTGATCAACATTGTCATGAGTACGCTCGCCGCCACGATTAGTCCCGCACCACTTGCGGCCGTCTATGGAGATGATTTCTTTCTTATTGTGAGATTTTTCGATGATTCCTCCACATCGCTCCAGCCTGTTTCAACTGCGCTTAGTCTCTCGCTAAGCGAGTTTCCGGGTGGTGAAATCCTGGCCGTCTCGGATTCCTGGTCGCTGGGTGTTGATACGTCTGGAGCTTCTTTCTATATCCTTCATGTTCCGCTTGCGGGCACCCCTCTTCTGGAGGCGCTCGCGGATGCCGCCAAAACTCCGCCTGGCAAGAGCGCCATGATTGCGCAACTGGCATGGACGCAGATCAATCCGTACCATTCATTATCAGTAGGACCCGCCACTATTTATCAGTCATTGCCGCCGATTGAATTTGATCTCTATCCCGCGCTCTTATGATCTCCGGTCCTCGCCTCCAGTTTGATTTTGTTGCTCGCGGCGTTACTTGCCCGGCCTCGATCGTTGCTCCGACCTCTGGGGACCTTTTTGTTTTTCTGGTTTTTACGGGCGTTGATGACTCTGGCGCTCCGATTAATCCTAATCCAACGATTTCCAGTCCATCACTTGTACTCAAAGAGTATGTCACGGGTTATCCCGTGGCTTCCTCGGACTCTTGCGCGTATGTGACGGGATCGTATGTTGCGGGAGTATCACCCGCTCAATGGGTGTTCCATGTACCCATGACCGGTGCAACTCTTGCAGCAGCCCTTAAAGACGCCGCAATCGCCGCTCTGATTGGCGAGATTGAGTTCACGATGAACAACCCTTTTTCAACCCATCTGGGTGGTTCTACACTTATTACGAGAAGCCTTCCATTTTCCTTCGAGTATAGTCTGACCTACTAATTGGCATGAGTTGACGGGTGGCGAATGGTTGTGATCCTTACCGTTGATCTTGACTCTTTGGCGCTTTCCGCATCTTCGGTGCCTGTTTTAATAGCGGGAAAGGTCAATCCCATCTCGATTCGGTTTGTTAGGCACGGAAGATTTCAACAACTACCGGATGGTACGCCGGGGAATGTTTCCCTCACTCGTGGAGGAGTTCTTATTGCGGGTGGGCTTTCTTACTCCTGGGTAAAAAGCGAAGTTGGCACGACTGCCATCTACACTGTCACATTAGATTGTAACACCACGGAGATTGCGGCCATTTCATGGGGTTCCTCTCCTTCGTTTCCTTGTTTGCTAACGGTTGATTGGACTGTCGGTGACGCTCCCTTTGAAAGTCAACCACTGCTGCTCAATCTCCTTGCTTCAAATTTTGAGGGCGATGAATCTGCTCCAACTGCTCTACCGTCCCTAAAGGCGGATGTCTCGGCTGAGTGGGATCCCACTGATAATGTTTATTGGATTACCCAAGAGAAGGCTCAACAGGGAATTCGCCTAGCCGCCAACGCTCTCTTGCTCCGAGTCAGTGGCGGCTACATTCAGTGGCAGCACGCCGGTGATGCTTCCTGGAATGATCTTATTGCTGTTTCTTCCTTGGTGGGTGCGCCGGGATCAACCGGAGAGGATGGCACCAATGGCACAAACGGAACCAATGGTTTGTCCGTTAATCTTCAGGTCAGCGACGGCTGCATTCAATGGCAACACCCGGGAGATGCCTTCTG